AAATGGAAGATTTCAATGCAAAATTAAACGATATAGTAAGTAATGGTGCTGTAAATACAATATCATCATAATTGCCTATTAAATATTCAGTAATATTTCTTGATGTATCATTTATTAAATTTTCATAAGACTTTATGTGTATTTTATTATTTTTGTAATATGCTATTAGTCCAAATTGACTACATATTCCAGATAATATATCATAGCAAGTATTATATTTACCAAGTGATTTAAGGAAAGCATTTTTTTGTATATACATTCCATCTAACACCGTTTCAATAGTTTCTGTTCCACCATTTGATGCTCTATATCTATTGTACATAGAATAAGGAAACTCTAAAACTACTTGCTTTGTTATCTTACCAAAATAACAACATCTCATTATCACTTGTTCTAATGAAATATACTCACTAGCATAATATTTTATAAGATTTACTTCTCCGGATGTAAAATTGTAATATTTATTAATCTTCATTAATAAAGTATCAGAAAACTGAAGAGTTAATCTTATTGGAGTTATTTCATTTATAGAAACATCCGTGTTATAAATATAGTGTCCTTGCCAAATAATTTGATATGTATCTACCCCTGTTTTTACCTTTACCTCCAATAGAAAAGTATCTATATCGGCTACAATAAATTCAGTAAAATTAAATCCAGTTGCGTTCCAAATTTGAGTATAGGCATCCCAATTATATGTTACATCATCCCAATTTGCCGGTAAGTCAGAATCGTTTATTACTAAATTTAAAGATGCTTTTGTAGGTATAAATGGTCTGTACCCTGAATCACCGCTACTGTCAGTTTCTATTACAACTGGGCTTCCACCACCATTAATTTCAATTATATCACCAGAGTAATCCTTTCTATATATAGTAGCTACATATTGACCAGGCGTACCCTGAAAGTCATCTGAGAATGGTAAAGTGTATTTAGCTCCGTAACCTGTATATGCCATTAGAAGTAATTTTTTCTATTTTTAGTTGCTCTATCCATTAAGATAACTAAGTCATTCCCACTAATTCTTGTTTCTAAAGAACCTCCCATGTTACCACCACCACCAATAGATCCTGCAATTATTCCTTGTAGTTTATCTAATGGAGCAACTACCTCAGGATTGCTTTTCGCTCCAGGATATTCTCCCATCAATGCGTTTGTTGGGCCTGAGATAATACCACCACTTGCAAATGCTCTAACTCCACCGAAATCACCAGCTGGTTTTTGATCTCCACCACCACCTCCGCCACCTGCTTTAGATGATAATGATCTAACCATTGAACCAACTAAAATTAATGCAGCACCTGCAGCTATAGCCAATCCCGCAGATTTAGGGTCTAATGGATTTTTAAGAGCCTTTCCTAACGCAGTTGCAGCAATACCGGCAGCTAATGTAAGCTCACCTAATTGTACTAATATTGCGCCAATACTACCCAATAATGCTTTACCAGCAGCAGCAGCAACATTACCTCCAGTTGCAAAAGCCTCGCCTATACCACCCATTAATGATGATATTGTATTTACAGCACCATTACTTACTATATCGTTTAATTTTGCATTGAAATCTTCCATTTGCTTTGCAGCATTTTCAGTTTCAGTAGCAATATTAAATTTACTTTTTAAATCCGTTAAACTTGCACCTAATGCACCAATTACAGTATTCAGTCCAGAGAATTGTGCTAAGGCAGGGTTTTCTTTTGCTAATGCTTGGAATTTAGATAATGCATCGGCAGTAGCCTCAATCTCTTGTTTTATTTGTTTACTCTTACTCAGGTCTGCCCCTGAGAAAATATCTATTCTTTTTGATTCTAATGATTTTGCTACCTTGTCAATTTCAGTTAAGAACTGAGTTTGTTTCTTCAAATCCTCTTGCTTACTTATTAAAGCATCATAGGTAGTATTTAATTTTTGTAATTCAGTAACAACATTTTTTACAGCATCGCTATTTGGTTTGTAACCCTCGTCTACTAATGATTTTAAAGCAGACTGATACGCATCTATTTTACCCTTTACTCTTTCTAATTCAGTTAAAGTCGGGTCTAAGTTTAATGCGGTTATGGTATCCCTTAACTTCTTTAATATTTCTTCTATGCCACTAAGACCTGTTTTTGCTGAACCATCAGCCATCCTACTAACATATGCCTCTGTATTTTTACCAATCTCTCCTGTTAATGTTACATTTCTACCATTTAATATATTGGTATCAGTTATAGCATTATTTATTACTTTTTGCTGATTTTCAATATCTTTTTGTATTGACCTTACTTTTATAAATGGGTCTGTTACAGCAGCACCACCACCAGTAACTGATGAACGAAGTGTATTTTGATTTGCCGCAACTTCATTAGCCCTGGCCTCTTCTTTTAATAACTCTGTATTTAGTTTTGTTATTTTAGATTGAGCTTCTAATACTCTTGTTTTATTATCTAATATCCTTGTAGCATTCTCTACTATCTTATCTTTAGCAGCCTCAGCCATTGCAGCCTGAATAATACTATCTCTTAATGTATTATAAGCACCAGAAGCCTTACCAGCAGCAATAGCCTCTGCACTTAAATTGCCTAATGTAGTAGGATATTGTTCTTGTAATTGTTTTGCTGCCTGTAATCTCGTTTTAGTTGAATTTGTTACATTTGTAGCAGCCCTATAAAGAATATCTAAACTTGTAACCTCTTCTAAGGCTGCTTGTTTTCCCTTTAATTGTGATTCTGTTGCATCATCAAGACTACTTCTCCATTCATCAATATTTACTTTATTTTTCTTTACAGCCTGAGAGCTATAAGCCCAAACTGTTAATGCAGCAGTTAGTATTGATCCAAGTAATGATAAAGCAGTTCCAACACCAGCAGATAAGCCAGTAAGTAAAACTAATTGGTCAATTAATATAGGAATGTTGTTTGATATGGCAAGTAATCCCAATCCGAATGACTGAGAAAAGAAACCTGCATCACGAATAACTTGTCCGAAAGCGAAGGCGGCTAACCTTGCTCTACCCGATTTATCATTACTTTCTTGGAATGTCCTATTTAGGGATGAAACAGCAACTGTGGCTTTTTCCGAAGATTCCTTTATTATCTTACCTGTGGCATCTGCATTATTGCCAACTTTGCCCATTAGGCCTTGTACGTTCTTTAACGATGCCTCTAATTGAGATAAGTCAGCACTTATTTTTACCTGAAAATTACTATCCATTATTGTCTAACTTTTTAACGACCTCGTAAAATTCCTCTTTTGTTATCGCCGGTTGTTTAGGTTTTTTTATTTTACCTAAATTATCTGTCCATAAAGGAAGTATTTTGTCAGGGGATTTTTGATCGTTTCTTTTGCCTACATTCGAGTTATATATCATAGATATAATTGTTCGAGTATGCTCCCACTTCTTAGTTTCCCTTTTAATATGCCCATAAGCAAACCTATTATAGTCAGCCCATGTCATATCATAGAATTGGTCGGGGAGAAGTCCTACATCACCTATGGCGAAGTCTAAAACCTCCCCCCAGCCTATTTTTTTGGCGTTTTAGAATTAGATTTTGATGATGCCTCTATTGCTTCATTGGTTTCAACTATACCCTGAGATACTTTAACAGACTCTTCAAATAGTTGAATAATATCTGAAATTTGACTCATAGCCATATCATCTACCCATGCTAAAACATCTTCTTGCGTGAAGTCCTCTACCTCTTTTTTAATGAAGCAATTATTTCTAAGTCCACAATAAACCAAGTCAGCACATAGCTTAATTGGATTCGTTTCGTTAAACTCTGCTACACCAGTACCATTGAGTTTAGAGTATTCCATCAATGCGTAATTACCAAATTTGATACCACGCTTTTTACCACCTAATTCTAATTGAATATAACCTGTCATAATTTTTCTTCGTTAAATAAATGTGGCTATCGCCCGAAGAAGATTAATTAGGATACGGTAGATTGGGTTAATGCACCCGTTCCTTGAAAAGATACGCTGAAACCAGCAGGGCTTTCCATATCAGCAGTTTGGCTGATAGAAGAAATAAATGCGTTACCGCTAAGTTTCATGTCGCCTGAAGTTGCAGTTGAAAATTCCACAGCTACAGCACTACGAGCAATTAATAAAGCTACAAGCTCATCAGTTTCTACTTTTGCGTCAGTTGCGTAATCTACAAGACCATCAGATGATAAAGTAAAACCACGAACACCTGCAAAGAACTCAGACCATCCAGCCGAATCTTTTGTAGTTGCCTCTGGTAAATCTACCGATAATTCTAAACTTGCAGAGGTAGCCTTTAATAAAGCAACACCACCTACTTTAATTGTTAAATTTGTTCCGTTAATTAATCCCATTGTTTTGTTATTTTAAATTGTTAATATTTATTATGCAATACTTGTTGCGAATATTTCAGTTCCTTGTAAACTTCCAGAGTAGCTAACTACGTCTTCCATAGGGCTATCAAGACTCACACTTGATAAATAGCAATAGCCATTGAATACTAAAGCACCAGCAAGGTTATCTGTAAACTTAACCAAGAATTTTGTTCTATTAATGATAGCAGTATTTAGATATTCAATATTAATAATATCTTGAAAATCTACTAAGCCTTCGAAATCAATCGTAAAGTTACGTTGTCCAATAATAAATTCCGACCATCCGCCAGATTCTCTTGTTGTAGCGTCTATTGGAGATGCTTCCAAGTTTAATGTAAAGCTACGAGAATGACCAAAGGCTCTATCTGTTCCTGCGTCATTAATGTATAGCACTAAGTTAGTTCCGTTTACTAATCCCATGATTATAATTGTTCTACTATGTTTCTAATTCTAATTATTTTTCTTATCTCGAAAAACCCATCGTATTGAGTTTCTAAATATGTTGCATTTTCTAATATGGCCGTTACGATCTCAAAATCTGCTCCCCCATCTAATCTTGTGGTTCTATTTAATAGTATTTGCATAACCGAATTTGATATTTCATCAGCATCTTTTTTGCTATAACTTGTTCCGTCAGTACCTGTATATATTTGAATCGTAACTACGCAATTTGAATTAAAGTTATTTTTAGTTGACTCATCAGTCATACTTACGTTTGATATTTGTATATACGGATAATTTGCACTATCTGGTATATTATCGTAAATAGGAACAACCTGAGAATTTATAACAATTAACGTATTTAACGCATCGTAATAAGCTTTTCTTATGCTATATCCCGGGTCTTTCATTAAATATCAAATGGTGGAGGTAAAATTTCTTGATTACCTGCGTTTTTAATTTGATTATATTCGTGTTCTGCTGCAAGGTTTAATTTTTCCATATCATTTGCTTCTTCTAACCAAGAGATAACCTCATCTTTAGTTAGTTGTTCAAATGCAATAAAATCTTCGCTTGTGGGCGCTTTAAATCCGTTACATCCTGCAATTATACCACTAATGTTACCATCGGTAGCTTCGTATTTCCAATGAATGCACTCAATTACGTTTGTTAAACCATCCAATGATTTTGCACATTGAAAACTCTCTTCGTTAAATATCCAATTATATTCCATATTTTATTTATTAAGCCCCACTAAGTCCTAAAAATTTATATTCATTCCCAGCAGAAGCGGTAAACGTTGCACTTGTAGCAGTTGGTATACCAAAATAAGAAGTAACAAATGCAGTATTTAAATAATATTCAAGGCTTGAGCCAAGAGTTTTTGTAGATGTAACAAAAAACGTATCTCCTGCATTTAATGTAAAAGTTTGAGTTCCTGTAATTGAACCTTGTGATACACCATTTTTAGTCCAATTCATAGATGTTGCATCCACTAATTGTAATATTAATGTAGCAGTAGCAGCTGCACCACCATTCTGCATTTGAATTGCCGAAGATAATAATTTACCCATTATGCAGTTAAGTTACCAATTACATACCAATCGTTAGTATCTCTCTTCACAAGAGTTACACCAGTATTTTGATTAGCTATTTTCAATTGTCCAGATTTACTTTTTGTTGTAACACCAATTGCTGCTTCAATAGTTACTTGACCAGCTCCAGATTGTATAACTTGTATTTCAGTACCTATTGGCAATGCTACAGATGCATTTGTTGGTATTGTTAAAGTAATTGCACCTGCATTACTCATTTCTATAATCTTGTTTTGATCTGTTAAAGCAAGTGTATAAGTAGTGCCACTTTGTGCGTTAAATATATTTTGATAGCTAATACCACCAGTAACTTGTAGTTTAGCAGTAGTGCTATTATCAGTTGCTGAACCTATTAATGTAGTTCCTGCCATATAGTTAGAAGCAGTACCAACCATATATAAGTTCCAAGCATTTGAAGCAGATGCTATATCTCCTCTAAATCCATAAGTATTAGTACCCGATAATGAACTTTGGGCTCTAAATCCAAATACATTTGTACCAGTTAAACTTCTAGCAGTAAATCCAGTATTTGCAGTTAT